AGGTCTACCGCGTATTTCTTTTCGTAGTCTCCTTGCTTAATAAAAATCAGCGCTTCTTTGTCTAAGTCAGGGGCACGAGACGATTGGTCTGTCGCTACTGTCTTAGAACGGTTAACAAGAAAGGTGCCGTCAGAAACAGTAGAGGCCCTAAGAAGACTACGGGGGGTTCCGACCGACGATGGGATGTCTAGGTAAGAGAACGCTGTTAATAGTCCTCCTGAGACTCCGTTGATAGTCGCCTCGTCCCCACTGAGGACATTGTAAGCGTAGATCTTAGCGCCATCGTGTAGCAATACGTATCGCTCAGTTTCACTTCTGTTGATAAAGTGAATAAAGCTATCTTCCGAAAGAGTAAGACCAGGAGCACCTAGTCTTTGAACAAACCTAGTGCCGTTGCGTTTTGTTAATCCATCAACAACACTGCTCATGAAGTTAACCTGTTCGTCGCATTGTCCCGAGAACCGTGTGGCGTCAGGCTGCTGGCTAACCCCTTGGATAAGGTTTGGTAATGATGTATTGATTAATGGCATTAGAGAATGTCGTAGTTTCGGTTGACCCCGAGGCAAGACGCAACGTCATAGTTATCAAAGATAGTCCTGTCGGCTCCTTGGCCATCGGCTTCTTCGAGGTTATAGCGTGCTTTGAGTTCATCCCGTAGGATCTGTTGCTCAAGCTCCTGAGACCCGACGGTGCGTGCCTGGAAGACCCTTGAGGCTTTGAGTGTAATGTATCTCCGTGCTTGTTCAGGGAGATCTGTGAAATCTAAAAGGAACATCAACCTGACGTCAATGTCGCTTGTGAAAGTGAATGTGTTGTCTTCACGGTTAAACAGTTTACCGCCGCGTTGCACAATGTCCTTAGAGTGATCTAGGGTATCTACGTGCATAATGTCAGCCGCGAGAACAATCTCATCGCTACTGTTAGGGCTAAGCGTCTGCTTATTGACCGTATTGAAGTGCCATCCCTCTGACTGAACCTCGCGACTAACCTCGTCTAACACAGTGATCGCGGTGACCGCAGAGATAGGCAGTGAGGTAGTGACAGTGATCTGAGTCACGGGGCTTTCACCTATGGTGCTCAGCATCGTATTGACAGCTTCGAGTTCTGTAGTGAGTGGCATAATAATATTAATAAAATGAAAAAATACCCCGTCCCCAACTTAATGAGGACGAGGCATGAATTTAGTGTGTGCTATTAGCTAGCAGCAGAAGATCCTGCGCTGACCACAACAGCAGACTCAGGGCGAAGAACGCCGAGGCCCATTGCATACTTAGCAACAAAGAGAGTAGACTGACGTTCAATCAGATACTCAGACTCAGTCGCAAGGTCGAGGAGCTTAACGCAACCAACAGCCGATGGGTGTCCAGCGACGAAACCGAAGGTTCCTGCGCTTCCACCAGTTACACCGTCAAGCTCACCTTTGTAACCAGACGAAGGCGAAGCGATGTTAGTGTCTTCAAACGGGCTGTTAGCAACTGCGTTGTCATCAGTGGCTGTCTTAGTAGATACAGCAGTCTGAACACCTTCGATGTGTGGGCTCTTGTAAAGCTTGATGCCAGCGACTTCAACGATGTTACCCTTAGCTACGTCAGCAGAGCCACTTGAAGTGTCCTTGTTGATCGCTGCGTTGTCAGCAGTCAGTAGCTTGTAGTATTGTGATGGAGTCAAGATAGCAAAGCGGTCCTCAGAGGGGACTTCTTTTTCATCGAGGGCCTTAGCGCAATCGAAGAGTGCACCGATAATACCAGCGACTGTGCTAGTGTCTACACCGAAGATCTCAGTTCCGGTGTCACCGCCTGTGAAGTTAGCAGTGGTGGTGAGACCAGCAGCAAACAACGTGTTAAGAATCTGGATGTCCATGCGCTTAGCCAGGGCTTTACCAAGCTCAGCAGAGTAGATAGAACGAAGGTCATAGTGATTCTTCAGTTCATCAATGCGTGGAATCAGAGACGAAGCAACAAGCATGTCGTCGATGTTGATTACTTTCTCGTTGTGAGCAATCTGAGACAAGTAGGCACCAGAGCCCAGGAGGTCGTCCCCGGCTTTGTGATACTTGGCTTCAGCGCGCCCTGAAACAGGGAACTGAGCAGATTTACCACTAGAGATAGTGCGAGTCATGATGAGGTCTTTAGCTACGTTCGTTTCGTTGAACGCAGTGAGGATCTCACCGCTGAATACTTTAAGGAACAACGCTGAGTCTGCGGTCAAAGCGCCAGCAGGTGTTGCGCGTCCCCCAGTTCCATTCACCTTACCCGGAATGGTGGGATTATTAGTTGGCATAATAAGTTATAGTTATAGTTTTGGTTTCTTTCGTCTGTGGACTTTAGTTTCTACTGTTCGCCGCAAGTTGTCCGACGCATCGGGCTTGGTGGTTACTAGTCTAGTTACTTCGGTTTGTTAGACTCAGGGAAAATTTTAGTTAAATACATCTAGCTGTCTTATGCAGCTCCTGATGATAGTATAAGTGGTTCTGTTGGTGTCATCGTCGTCTTCGTAGGTTGGATGCCACGATGTAATATTAATAAATGTTTTATCTATATGCTCAATGACTCCGTAGACAGTGCAGACCAGGGGCTTCCCTAAGTCTTGCGCGTGGTCCAAAAAGACGACCCTAGCGATGTCTTCAAGCTCTATTTCTTGATCCGCAGCTTCACACGGGCAGCAGGGGTGTTTGCAACAAACTGCTTCCCCTTCGCACCAGCACGTTTCTTCTTGCGTGCAGTGGAGGCTCTCTGTGTCTGACTTAGGCTTTTCGCTTTCGATGATGGAAGACATCTGTCTGGATTTTTCTTGTTCTTTGAGGTTCCGCATGGTCCTTTGATTTTACCGTCGGTGCCTATTCGGACCCAGTTCTGCTTTCGCCAGTTTGCTAGTTCACCCACGTTTCTTTTTGATTTTAAGTTTAGACCGCTTGCCCTTACCGTAGTTAGGGTCTTTGCAGTATTTCGATGCCGCCATGTTAGCGTAAGCGCTCGGATACTTATCGAACGTGCGCTTAGCCCATGCGATTCCTTTAGGACATATTTTAGCCATGCTTCAACTGAAGGTTACTTGTTCTTTCACTTCTTCTTTTTGATGCGAAGGCCTTTTCGTTTAACTTTGTTTTTATTATACATAATCTTTAACATTTCCAGCGCCTTAGTGCTAACGCTTTGCGTGTAGGGCGTCCCTTAGCGTCTTTCATAGGGCCCTTAACGCCGCTCATGCGTGCACAGAACGATCTCTTACGGGGACCACCACCAGGCTGAGGTTTCTTAAGTTTACTCCCAGTCTTACTGTTGTAATACTTACGGCCTTTTTCTGTGAGGCCTCCCTTCTTAGACTTGTGTTCTTTCCTGAGACTGACTCCCTGTCTTTTCATTGTTATAATAATTAATAAATCCTTTTGCCAAAGAAGAACCTAAGGTGTCAAAGCTATGCTCAAACATCTCCCAGTCTTCTTCGTTGGATCCAAAGAACGGCTCAGTGATAACAGCAGGACAATGCGTTTCTCTTAGGAACTTAGCTCCTCGGCTCTTCGCTGTCTTCGGTTTAGCCCCTCGGTCTTTGACACCGAAGGTATTCACTACTTGATCCTGGAGGCACTTGGCCAACTTCTCGCTCTTCTTAGACTTATACCAGTAGAGCATCTCGCTGCCATGTGCCGCAGGTGTCGCCGCGTTAAAGTGTAGTTCGATCGCAGCGTTAACTTTGAGGGCCTTGAGATCAGCACTCAGGTTCTCCATAGACTCTGCGTAATTGTTCCCGGTATACTCGTGGACAATCACTGAGGGAACACCAGCGTCATCGAGTTCTTCTTTGATAGACTTAGCGACCTGGAGGTTATACGTCCACTCGTTGGTCTCTCCGTCACACGCAACAGCGCCCATGTCATTGTATCGACTGTGGCCGACACATATAGCTAACACTGGGTCAGCCGGGGGTAACTGTGCGTCATCAGTAAACCATGCTCTACAACTCATTCTCTAGGTAGTTAATGTAGTGAAGTAACGCAGAGATCGTTTGTTTCTCCTCTTTGTCAAAGTCATGGGTATCAAGCCTCTGGATCATCTCGGGTATCCGGCTTGGCCTCAGAGTCGTGCACCCAGTTGTTGATAAGGATGCGATTACGAGTGTGCCTGCGATTAGCAAGCTCTTTAGTGTATTCATCTCTTATAGAAAGAAAAAGCCTCCCCAGTGACGGGAAGGCTATAAGTAATCTAACGATAGACCCAATCATTTGTCTTTGGCTTTCCCTACGTTAAGAGCGAGCCAATCAACGACCTTGTAGAGTTTCGCTGCCCAACCGTCGTCAGCAGGTGTCGGTGTTAACGCTGCGATAGCTGATGCTGCTGCAACGATAGCCGTAAGTGTGCTAATGAGGGTGTCTTTGTTGTCTACGATGTAGTTGATTAGGTTCATGGGTTTATTATTATTATTATT